ACACACCTGCTCCAATGTCTATGCAAAGAGACACACCTGCTTCAGTGTCCGCACCCCGGGACACGCCTGCTCCAGTATCCGCACCTGCAGGACCCACACCGATTACTATGCCTCGGGATACACTCGGTCCAGTAAATCCACCTGTGGATGTTCCCGCTCCCGGATCAGCACCCACTCCAGTAACTATGCAAAGAGACATTCCAGCCCCTGTAGCACCTTCAGGGGGAGCACCGGTCGGTAGAGGACGTGGTGCATCAGCGTCTCGTGGAAGGGGAACATCTCGTGGAATAGGACCGAGTAGAACGTCGCAAGCTATTTCAGGTGCAAAGAATGTAATTAACAAAGCAGGAACAAAGATAAATTCAGCATTACAACGAGCAGGTGCAAAGACTGCTAGAGGATTACAAGAACTTAGAATGAGTGCTGAAACAAATTTAACTCCACAAGGTCTCAAAACGGCAACAAAAGAACTGTTAGGTCCAACAAATATAGGAAGCGTGGTTGCAGGGTACTTTGCATTCACTGGGACTAAAAATTTAATAGAAACAAACTGGCAAGACAAATCGGAAGGTGCTAAATTCATAACTGACCTCACCGCGGCAGAGACGGGCAATCTTGCATCAACCTTAGTGATGTATACAGGTAAACCTGTTATAGCAGCAGGTATGTCTACATTACGAGGTACTTACACAGCAGCAAAAGCATTCGCATCAGCAGGTAGGTCAGCAGCAGGAGTTACAAGAAGTGTTGCTGCACTACGAAGTATTACTGGGTCAATGGCGTCAAGTCAAGCAGCTATGAGAGCAGCGTTTTCTACGGAACGCGCACTTGCTACAGGTTTAGAGGCAGGAGCAAATCTTGCAAAGTCAGGAGCAGCTGTTTTTGTAAGTTTAGCGTTTGAAACCGCATCGTTAGAAGCAATGAAAGCAGCAGGAGTTACTTCGCATGTATGGTTAGAAGGAAATTCAGCAGCAGCAGGAGCAACAGCAGGTTTAGCAGTTCTTCTTGCTACGGAAGCACTTACTGGTCCAGTGGGTTGGGCGATGCTTGGAATAACTCTTGCAGGTGTTATGTATTCTTATGCACATGGTAAAATGTTGGACGACTATGAAGCAGAGCAAAAACATAAAAATGAGGTCTTTCTCGCACAACAGATGAAAACAGCCGAAAAACAAGGAAATTATATGAATGTATATAAGCAACTAGTTATTAAATACATGCTTGAAAGCGATGGAGACTTAGAAAAAGCACAGTTTCTTGCAAAACGTGACCCAGAATTTACAAAATTCGGTGCTGGAGCTTTATCTGTAATTAACACTATGTTAGACCAAGACGAGTTAAACGGAATAATGCGGGAACATTTTACCGACGAGGGAATTCTAGAGTTAAATAAACCGTCTCTTGGATCTGGAGCACCGACTACCGATCCTGATTCGGTGCGCATAAATGACATATACCGTAGAGCATTCACTTATAAATATGCGCTTGAATCGGGAGTTAAACCAGAAGATTTACCTCCTAATATTTCAGACGAAGACCGCGCGTATATAAATGAAAGAACCAATAATACCTTTGAGTCATCAATAAATTTAGAAGTAACTTTACAAATTGAAACTAATAAATATACAACAGCGCGAGTAACTGCTGCACATCAGGAAGCGTTCCGCCTGTGGAATGATGAAGGAAAACTAATTGACGAAGCAGACCCATTGATACAAGAGTTAGCATATATAGATCCAGACTTTTATGATTACTATCATACAAACGTTACATTAGATGCACAAGCACAAATTTTTAGAGCATTCAACGAAGGTAATATGCTTATTGACGACCTACCAGACTCACTTGTAGGCGTAGCATTACAGGATCCAGACTTCTTACCACTTTATCGCAATTATACACGTAAGATGGTTGAACTTGCAGATCATTATAACATGACCGTACAAGAGTTACTCGCTCAACAAGAAATGACGCAAGAACAAATAGATCATCTAAATGATAACTTACGCGCTGAATTTCAAGCTGAAGTAGATAAAGTAAAGGCTGCAAATCAAGTCATCGTTGATAAATATAATGCAGACCTTGCGGCACAAATTAGTGCTTATGGTGACAACCTTCCAGATATTATCCGTAATATATCCGACCAACTTCGGTTATCGGGAAGTGGGAGAATTCTTCTTGGAAATACAGCAAATGACCTTTACGCTTTCTTAAAGATGGAGGCGCCAGAAGTAACCTTTACAATACCAGAACCAGTACCAGAACTACCCTTTGAGTTTGACCCATCTAAGTTAATAGATACAAAACCAATTAGTACATACGAACTAAATCCGCTTCTAAGACAATATCAAGATGCAGAGATAGCTGCAAGAATAGACTACTTAGAAAAGAACGGAGGTGCTACTGCTGAAGACCGTGCAAGAATTACAAACGCAGTTAGAACAGGAGACAGTAGTAAGATGTATTCCGAAAAAGAAGATGAACGAGACATCCTAAAAGCAAAAACTTTTGGAATGACTTTAGAAAAGTATAGATTAATGATAGAATCACATGTAAACTTCCGTAGAGATGACAATTTCACACCTGAACAATTAACAACGATAAAACAACTCCAAGATGAAAGACAAAGTAATCAATTACTTCAAAGTTATAAAGATAAAGAATTAGAAATCCGATTGTCTATGATACCAAATCCAACAGACGAAGATCGCGAACGATTAAAACTTGCCATAGAAACTGGAAACGGAAATCTTCTTTACTCTGATGAAGACGACGAACGAGACACTAAAATAGCACAAGTCTTTGGAATTCCACTTGCAGATTATAGAGAATCCAGAGAAAGAGAAATAAGAAAGAAAATTGATACAAAATATACACCGGAAGAAAGAACAATTATTAATAAAAAGAAATCTGAAACTATTATAAATACTCAGGAGTTATCCGACGCACAACTTATGGATATGTATAAACAAGAACTAGAATGGGAGTTAGGTCTAAATCGTGCTTCAAGCAATCCAATACCCGAAGACCAACTTAAGAAAAAATTAGTTGATAAATACCGCAAACAAGAAAAGGCAAAACAGTTAGCAGCTGCCAAGAATCCAGTTGAAGAACCATTAGAAAAACCTGGAGAATACACGAATGAAGAACTCATAGATATGTTACCCGATAGAGCCATGGAACTACGGGCTATATTTGAAAAACAAGCGGCTGAAGATAACTTTCCGATGGAGGAAGATATGTATATAGAACTTATAGGGCAGCACTTAAGAATAGAACAACGAAAATATGAACAAGAAAGAATAGATGCACGAGCTAATGCACAAGTACCAACAGAAGGTCCTCCTGTAAGATTAACTGAAAGGCAAATAAATGCAGACCCTAAACTTAAAGCTGAAGTAACAGCTCTTCATAATTCTGGTATGTCCATGGCAGATGCTTATGAAAAGATAAAAGACCGCGAATTTAATAAAGCCACAATTGCATACTCAGGAAGCAATGCTGGTAACATCTACGAAAAACCAGATGATCAAACTGAGATAGATGCAATAAATGCTCGTAAAGATGCTGAAAAAGCAGCAGCAGATAAAGCAGCAGCAGATAAAGCAGCTCCGGCACCAGCACAAACAAATACTCCTGAGCCCGCTCCCGCACCAACAACATAAATAGTTTCTCGTTAAAAATCATTAATTAAAATAATTACATTTAGTAAAGATGACTGAATTTAGTAGAATCTTTACCGGAGGTTCAGGATTTACCATCGGTATCGCTTCCCCCCTACCAGCAAATAGTATCGGTACATCAAATATAATAGATGGGACTGTAGCAACTGCAGACATCGCCGATGGGGCAATTACGGAAGCAAAGTTTGATGGAACATTTCAACTTGCATTAGCACAATTTACTCAATCATTATATAATCTTCAAAACCCCGGATTTTATGGAAATCTTAAAATAAAAAACTCAAATCAGAGCGACCCTGGACAAACTATTACTATAGATGTCCAAAGTGAATATTATGACGCTCCATCAAACACTACCGAAGCAACAGTAAGATTAACAACAACGACAATAAATAAAAATGCTCACCACGATATCACAATACCAATAGCTACAAGACTAGTTAACAAAGACTCAATTTTTAGGGTGTATTATACGGCAAGTGGTACTGTATCCGTTGTTAATACCGTTAATTTAACTGTTGAAGATTCCGGAAATGATGGTATTGGTGATTTCTTTATAATATTAACATCTAAAACTTATAACATTCTTAATGGTGGGAATGTTGAAATTGAATTTAAGATTGTTTAAATCTCGTTAAATTAAAAAATTAAAAATAAAATGTAAGTGTAAATGAACCAAAACGTTGAAGACATAGCGTTTCAACAAAGCAAACCTGTTAACATTCCTGCTTTGATGAATAAACAGAATTACGATCCAAGAACTAACTATCATCACGGAGATGACGTATATATGGCGGTATCGTCTAAGATTGCATACGAATATCGTGACAACCTAAGAAAAGATCCTAAGACGGCAAATCAAAAGACTAATAAACTTATTCAGTCACGAATGCACGGTCACAATTTAATGGAAAATTATTCCAATCAAAACCAAGTAGCCATTCGTAGACCAGATGATTCTATAATCTTTGCTGTTCGTGGAACTGATCCGACTAATCCGTTGGACATTGCAAATGATGCGTATATTACGTTCGCAGCTATGGATGCAATGCCTGTAAGTAGACTTACTGAAGTAGAAAAGGTATTTAAGTCTCTTCCAAAAGGTAAAAAAGTTACACTCACCGGACACTCGCTTGGTGCAGACATCGCAAGACGTCTTGGAGAAAAATACAATACCCGAAGCGTAACATTCAGTACGCCACAGGTCTATCCAAGCACACCTGGACCGTCTCATAATCGTACATACTTAACAAATACATTAGACTTTGTATCGTCGGGTAATCATATATTTAATTTCAAAGACACTTTAGAGGTATTACCTCAAAGTTCTACTAAATTCCTACTTGCCTCGCACGACATATCAAATTTTCTACCACCGGAAAGTATGTATCCATTAAAGCATCACATAACACCTCATCCCAAGAGTATTGAGTATCCGTTAAAACCCAGTAAGAAAGTATTTACAAATGTACCCTTTAAACAAGATACAACTCCAGTTCAAAATCCATATATTCAAACTGAAACATTTTACGCTAAAAAGAAGAAAAAGAAATCTAATTCAATAGATAAAGATGACGGATTGGACTGATGATATTGATAAAGTCCTTGATAACATACGCATCAATTGCGTCATTCTTAGTAAGTTGCATAAATCAAGATACTTTGAATTGAAATCATCTTTAAAATGGTACAGACTCCCCGTTATAATTTTGAACGGCGCTAATTCCATTATTTCAGTTGGATTGCAACCATATGCAACTCAGGGTGCTATCTCTTTAACAACTTCGCTTATTGCACTTACCTGTGGTATCATAGGTTCTATTGAACTTTACCTTGGAATACAAAAACGATTAGAAAACGATATGATCTCGCAAAGAGACTTCTATCTTTTATCGGTGGATATCTATAAAACGCTAAGTCTAAACAGAAGCAATAGACCCATACCTGCAAAAGACTACCTTGAAAAGAGTTACAACGTTTACACTAAGTTGATAGAATCGTCTGCAACGTTAGTCAAAGTCCGCGGAGATAAACTAATCCCAGTGGAGCTTAACTTAGATCCTGAAATAATTTTAAACACACCTGAACGCGGTTCGGTAATTTTACATTCTGCGGAAAACTAAATGAATTAATTTATTTTGTATTTTGTAAATGCGACTCGTATCTATCACACCAAGTCACAGAAAAGACAAAAAGATGGTTGCTAAATTTGCAGAACCAACTAAAACCGTGCACTTTGGCATGAAAGGCAGCACTACTTATCTTGATGATAAGGATCCGGCGCGGCGTAAAGCATATCTTGACCGCCATCGTGAGAATGAAACATGGAACAATCCAACTTCACCGGGCAGTCTTGCGAGGCACATTCTATGGGGAGAGTTTACTTCACTAAAAAAAAATATTTCTGCGTTTAAAAAACGCTTTAATCTTTAATAAAATTTAGGTCTTGGCCCCACACGTGCAATAGGTTTACCTTTAGATTTTTTCTTACCCTTTTTGCTAAAACGTTCGGGCAACGCGCGTCTTGCCTTGCATCTGCCAGGAGGACCGTGATCGCACTTTTGACCGCACGCGCACTTAGACTCTCTCATTTTACTATACATTACATTATAATTTTAATTTTTTTAACGCAATTAATTTTTACACAACGGACATCCGTTCTTCCACTTCATTAAACAACTGGAGTGATAACTATGACCGCAACTTAGAAGGCAGAAGCAATGCTTACATGTGATATCATCAATACAGATAGAACATGTATGCTTAATTTCCGTTTTTTTAGATAAATCCCAAACCATATCTTTTAGAAAGTCTTTGCATACTATATATTTTACCATAGAAATGTGATTATCATCCTCCATAATTTCTGCAAACTCATCCAAAGTCATTTCGGCACGGGGATTGCGACGACCACGAGGCATATATAATTACTAAATATAATTAAAAATGGATTTTAACGAGGATTAACTCCGTTTGTGTTAAACCGTGTGTTAGCCTGTGTTCTTAGCGGCACACCTAAAACAGCAAGAAAAGTATCAAGTCCCGGATATAAATCATCAAGAGGCGGCGATTGATATGGAGGTATTGTATTATTACTTTGAAATGCTGCTGCTCTACGTTGCTGTTCTTCTGCTCTACGTTGCCGATCAGCTTGTACATGTCGTCTAATATTTTGATCAAAAAGTTCATTTTCTCTTTCCATACGTACGGCGGCTATATGACGTGCTACTTCGGCTCTCCCTAAATTAACGTGGTGTGTTAAATTATTGAACACATTTTCAATATCTCTCTCCCCTGGTCCATGATTAAGATTTAGTCCAGCGTTTTCATCATTATAATGAGAGGGTCCTGCCCCGTGATTGCCTGGAGGCGGTGGAGGTGGTGGTGGAGGCATCGCCGCCATAAGTTTTACATTAAACCAACATAATTTTAAATGGATTATACCGCGGATTTTATTCCTTTTTATTTTTTAAAATGGACATCCGCGGAGATTTGAAATACAATTTCTTCATTTTTATTTTTTTTAAAAAAAAATTATAGACAATATGAAAAAGAAAGAAATAAAATCTCCGCCGGGAGATTATTATTACCATATTTGGAATAAGTGGTGCGGAAAATTAGATCACAAAAGTTTATACCCGTGCTCCAAGATGGTTATTGCGCAAGAAACTGTGCCGCGGATATCTAATTTACCTATAGGTAAATTAGATATCCGCGGCACAGTTTCTTGCGCAATAACCATCTTGGAGCACGGGTATAAACTTTTGTGATCTAATTTTCCGCACCACTTATTCCAAATATGGTAATAATAATCTCCCGGCGGAGATTTTATTTCTTTCTTTTTCATATTGTCTATAATTTTTTTTTAAAAAAAATAAAAATGAAGAAATTGTATTTCAAATCTCCGCGGATGTCCATTTTAAAAAATAAAAAGGAATAAAATCCGCGGTATAATCCATTTAAAATTATGTTGGTTTAATGTAAAACTTATGGCGGCGATGCCTCCACCACCACCTCCACCGCCTCCAGGCAATCACGGGGCAGGACCCTCTCATTATAATGATGAAAACGCTGGACTAAATCTTAATCATGGACCAGGGGAGAGAGATATTGAAAATGTGTTCAATAATTTAACACACCACGTTAATTTAGGGAGAGCCGAAGTAGCACGTCATATAGCCGCCGTACGTATGGAAAGAGAAAATGAACTTTTTGATCAAAATATTAGACGACATGTACAAGCTGATCGGCAACGTAGAGCAGAAGAACAGCAACGTAGAGCAGCAGCATTTCAAAGTAATAATACAATACCTCCATATCAATCGCCGCCTCTTGATGATTTATATCCGGGACTTGATACTTTTCTTGCTGTTTTAGGTGTGCCGCTAAGAACACAGGCTAACACACGGTTTAACACAAACGGAGTTAATCCTCGTTAAAATCCATTTTTAATTATATTTAGTAATTATATATGCCTCGTGGTCGTCGCAATCCCCGTGCCGAAATGACTTTGGATGAGTTTGCAGAAATTATGGAGGATGATAATCACATTTCTATGGTAAAATATATAGTATGCAAAGACTTTCTAAAAGATATGGTTTGGGATTTATCTAAAAAAACGGAAATTAAGCATACATGTTCTATCTGTATTGATGATATCACATGTAAGCATTGCTTCTGCCTTCTAAGTTGCGGTCATAGTTATCACTCCAGTTGTTTAATGAAGTGGAAGAACGGATGTCCGTTGTGTAAAAATTAATTGCGTTAAAAAAATTAAAATTATAATGTAATGTATAGTAAAATGAGAGAGTCTAAGTGCGCGTGCGGTCAAAAGTGCGATCACGGTCCTCCTGGCAGATGCAAGGCAAGACGCGCGTTGCCCGAACGTTTTAGCAAAAAGGGTAAGAAAAAATCTAAAGGTAAACCTATTGCACGTGTGGGGCCAAGACCTAAATTTTATTAAAGATTAAAGCGTTTTTTAAACGCAGAAATATTTTTTTTTAGTGAAGTAAACTCTCCCCATAGAATGTGCCTCGCAAGACTGCCCGGTGAAGTTGGATTGTTCCATGTTTCATTCTCACGATGGCGGTCAAGATATGCTTTACGCCGCGCCGGATCCTTATCATCAAGATAAGTAGTGCTGCCTTTCATGCCAAAGTGCACGGTTTTAGTTGGTTCTGCAAATTTAGCAACCATCTTTTTGTCTTTTCTGTGACTTGGTGTGATAGATACGAGTCGCATTTACAAAATACAAAATAAATTAATTCATTTAGTTTTCCGCAGAATGTAAAATTACCGAACCGCGTTCAGGTGTGTTTAAAATTATTTCAGGATCTAAGTTAAGCTCCACTGGGATTAGTTTATCTCCGCGGACTTTGACTAACGTTGCAGACGATTCTATCAACTTAGTGTAAACGTTGTAACTCTTTTCAAGGTAGTCTTTTGCAGGTATGGGTCTATTGCTTCTGTTTAGACTTAGCGTTTTATAGATATCCACCGATAAAAGATAGAAGTCTCTTTGCGAGATCATATCGTTTTCTAATCGTTTTTGTATTCCAAGGTAAAGTTCAATAGAACCTATGATACCACAGGTAAGTGCAATAAGCGAAGTTGTTAAAGAGATAGCACCCTGAGTTGCATATGGTTGCAATCCAACTGAAATAATGGAATTAGCGCCGTTCAAAATTATAACGGGGAGTCTGTACCATTTTAAAGATGATTTCAATTCAAAGTATCTTGATTTATGCAACTTACTAAGAATGACGCAATTGATGCGTATGTTATCAAGGACTTTATCAATATCATCAGTCCAATCCGTCATCTTTATCTATTGAATTAGATTTCTTTTTCTTCTTTTTAGCGTAAAATGTTTCAGTTTGAATATATGGATTTTGAACTGGAGTTGTATCTTGTTTAAAGGGTACATTTGTAAATACTTTCTTACTGGGTTTTAACGGATACTCAATACTCTTGGGATGAGGTGTTATGTGATGCTTTAATGGATACATACTTTCCGGTGGTAGAAAATTTGATATGTCGTGCGAGGCAAGTAGGAATTTAGTAGAACTTTGAGGTAATACCTCTAAAGTGTCTTTGAAATTAAATATATGATTACCCGACGATACAAAGTCTAATGTATTTGTTAAGTATGTACGATTATGAGACGGTCCAGGTGTGCTTGGATAGACCTGTGGCGTACTGAATGTTACGCTTCGGGTATTGTATTTTTCTCCAAGACGTCTTGCGATGTCTGCACCAAGCGAGTGTCCGGTGAGTGTAACTTTTTTACCTTTTGGAAGAGACTTAAATACCTTTTCTACTTCAGTAAGTCTACTTACAGGCATTGCATCCATAGCTGCGAACGTAATATACGCATCATTTGCAATGTCCAACGGATTAGTCGGATCAGTTCCACGAACAGCAAAGATTATAGAATCATCTGGTCTACGAATGGCTACTTGGTTTTGATTGGAATAATTTTCCATTAAATTGTGACCGTGCATTCGTGACTGAATAAGTTTATTAGTCTTTTGATTTGCCGTCTTAGGATCTTTTCTTAGGTTGTCACGATATTCGTATGCAATCTTAGACGATACCGCCATATATACGTCATCTCCGTGATGATAGTTAGTTCTTGGATCGTAATTCTGTTTATTCATCAAAGCAGGAATGTTAACAGGTTTGCTTTGTTGAAACGCTATGTCTTCAACGTTTTGGTTCATTTACACTTACATTTTATTTTTAATTTTTTAATTTAACGAGATTTAAACAATCTTAAATTCAATTTCAACATTCCCACCATTAAGAATGTTATAAGTTTTAGATGTTAATATTATAAAGAAATCACCAATACCATCATTTCCGGAATCTTCAACAGTTAAATTAACGGTATTAACAACGGATACAGTACCACTTGCCGTATAATACACCCTAAAAATTGAGTCTTTGTTAACTAGTCTTGTAGCTATTGGTATTGTGATATCGTGGTGAGCATTTTTATTTATTGTCGTTGTTGTTAATCTTACTGTTGCTTCGGTAGTGTTTGATGGAGCGTCATAATATTCACTTTGGACATCTATAGTAATAGTTTGTCCAGGGTCGCTCTGATTTGAGTTTTTTATTTTAAGATTTCCATAAAATCCGGGGTTTTGAAGATTATATAATGATTGAGTAAATTGTGCTAATGCAAGTTGAAATGTTCCATCAAACTTTGCTTCCGTAATTGCCCCATCGGCGATGTCTGCAGTTGCTACAGTCCCATCTATTATATTTGATGTACCGATACTATTTGCTGGTAGGGGGGAAGCGATACCGATGGTAAATCCTGAACCTCCGGTAAAGATTCTACTAAATTCAGTCATCTTTACTAAATGTAATTATTTTAATTAATGATTTTTAACGAGAAACTATTTATGTTGTTGGTGCGGGAGCGGGCTCAGGAGTATTTGTTTGTGCTGGTGCCGGAGCTGCTTTATCTGCTGCTGCTTTATCTGCTGCTGCTTTTTCAGCATCTTTACGAGCATTTATTGCATCTATCTCAGTTTGATCATCTGGTTTTTCGTAGATGTTACCAGCATTGCTTCCTGAGTATGCAATTGTGGCTTTATTAAATTCGCGGTCTTTTATCTTTTCATAAGCATCTGCCATGGACATACCAGAATTATGAAGAGCTGTTACTTCAGCTTTAAGTTTAGGGTCTGCATTTATTTGCCTTTCAGTTAATCTTACAGGAGGACCTTCTGTTGGTACTTGTGCATTAGCTCGTGCATCTATTCTTTCTTGTTCATATTTTCGTTGTTCTATTCTTAAGTGCTGCCCTATAAGTTCTATATACATATCTTCCTCCATCGGAAAGTTATCTTCAGCCGCTTGTTTTTCAAATATAGCCCGTAGTTCCATGGCTCTATCGGGTAACATATCTATGAGTTCTTCATTCGTGTATTCTCCAGGTTTTTCTAATGGTTCTTCAACTGGATTCTTGGCAGCTGCTAACTGTTTTGCCTTTTCTTGTTTGCGGTATTTATCAACTAATTTTTTCTTAAGTTGGTCTTCGGGTATTGGATTGCTTGAAGCACGATTTAGACCTAACTCCCATTCTAGTTCTTGTTTATACATATCCATAAGTTGTGCGTCGGATAACTCCTGAGTATTTATAATAGTTTCAGATTTCTTTTTATTAATAATTGTTCTTTCTTCCGGTGTATATTTTGTATCAATTTTCTTTCTTATTTCTCTTTCTCTGGATTCTCTATAATCTGCAAGTGGAATTCCAAAGACTTGTGCTATTTTAGTGTCTCGTTCGTCGTCTTCATCAGAGTAAAGAAGATTTCCGTTTCCAGTTTCTATGGCAAGTTTTAATCGTTCGCGATCTTCGTCTGTTGGATTTGGTATCATAGACAATCGGATTTCTAATTCTTTATCTTTATAACTTTGAAGTAATTGATTACTTTGTCTTTCATCTTGGAGTTGTTTTATCGTTGTTAATTGTTCAGGTGTGAAATTGTCATCTCTACGGAAGTTTACATGTGATTCTATCATTAATCTATACTTTTCTAAAGTCATTCCAAAAGTTTTTGCTTTTAGGATGTCTCGTTCATCTTCTTTTTCGGAATACATCTTACTACTGTCTCCTGTTCTAACTGCGTTTGTAATTCTTGCACGGTCTTCAGCAGTAGCACCTCCGTTCTTTTCTAAGTAGTCTATTCTTGCAGCTATCTCTGCATCTTGATATTGTCTTAGAAGCGGATTTAGTTCGTATGTACTAATTGGTTTTGTATCTATTAACTTAGATGGGTCAAACTCAAAGGGTAGTTCTGGTACTGGTTCTGGTATTGTAAAGGTTACTTCTGGCGCCTCCATCTTTAAGAAAGCGTAAAGGTCATTTGCTGTATTTCCAAGAAGAATTCTCCCACTTCCCGATAACCGAAGTTGGTCGGATATATTACGGATAATATCTGGAAGGTTGTCACCATAAGCACTAATTTGTGCCGCAAGGTCTGCATTATATTTATCAACGATGACTTGATTTGCAGCCTTTACTTTATCTACTTCAGCTTGAAATTCAGCGCGTAAGTTATCATTTAGATGATCTATTTGTTCTTGCGTCATTTCTTGTTGAGCGAGTAACTCTTGTACGGTCATGTTATAATGATCTGCAAGTTCAACCATCTTACGTGTATAATTGCGATAAAGTGGTAAGAAGTCTGGATCCTGTAATGCTACGCCTACAAGTGAGTCTGGTAGGTCGTCAATAAGCATATTACCTTCGTTGAATGCTCTAAAAATTTGTGCTTGTGCATCTAATGTAACGTTTGTATGATAGTAATCATAAAAGTCTGGATCTATATATGCTAACTCTTGTATCAATGGGTCTGCTTCGTCAATTAGTTTTCCTTCATCATTCCACAGGCGGAACGCTTCCTGATGTGCAGCAGTTACTCGCGCTGTTGTATATTTATTAGTTTCAATTTGTAAAGTTACTTCTAAATTTATTGATGACTCAAAGGTATTATTGGTTCTTTCATTTATATACGCGCGGTCTTCGTCTGAAATATTAGGAGGTAAATCTTCTGGTTTAACTCCCGATTCAAGCGCATATTTATAAGTGAATGCTCTACGGTATATGTCATTTATGCGCACCGAATCAGGATCGGTAGTCGGTGCTCCAGATCCAAGAGACGGTTTATTTAACTCTAGAATTCCCTCGTCGGTAAAATGTTCCCGCATTATTCCGTTTAACTCGTCTTGGTCTAACATAGTGTTAATTACAGATAAAGCTCCAGCACCGAATTTTGTAAATTCTGGGTCACGTTTTGCAAGAAACTGTGCTTTTTCTAAGTCTCCATCGCTTTCAAGCATGTATTTAATAACTAGTTGCTTATATACATTCATATAATTTCCTTGTTTTTCGGCTGTTTTCATCTGTTGTGCGAGAAAGACCTCATTTTTATGTTTTTGCTCTGCTTCATAGTCGTCCAACATTTTACCATGTGCATAAGAATACATAACACCTGCAAGAGTTATTCCAAGCATCGCCCAACCCACTGGACCAGTAAGTGCTTCCGTAGCAAGAAGAACTGCTAAACCTGCTGTTGCTCCTGCTGCTGCTGAATTTCCTTCTAACCATACATGCGAAGTAACTCCTGCTGCTTTCATTGCTTCTAACGATGCGGTTTCAAACGCTAAACTTACAAAAACAGCTGCTCCTGACTTTGCAAGATTTGCTCCTGCCTCTAAACCTGTAGCAAGTGCGCGTTCCGTAGAAAACGCTGCTCTCATAGCTGCTTGACTTGACGCCATTGACCCAGTAATACTTCGTAGTGCAGCAACACTTCTTGTAACTCCTGCTGCTGACCTACCTGCTGATGCGAATGCTTTTGCTGCTGTGTAAGTACCTCGTAATGTAGACATACCTGCTGCTATAACAGGTTTACCTGTATACATCACTAAGGTTGATGCAAGATTGCCCGTCTCTGCCGCGGTGAGGTCAGTTATGAATTTAGCACCTTCCGATTTGTCTTGCCAGTTTGTTTCTATTAAATTTTTAGTCCCAGTGAATGCAAAGTACCCTGCAACCACGCTTCCTATATTTGTTGGACCTAACAGTTCTTTTGTTGCCGTTTTGAGACCTTGTGGAGTTAAATTTGTTTCAGCACTCATTCTAAGTTCTTGTAATCCTCTAGCAGTCTTTGCACCTGCTCGTTGTAATGCTGAATTTATCTTTGTTCCTGCTTTGTTAATTACATTCTTTGCACCTGAAATAGCTTGCGACGTTCTACTCGGTCCTATTCCACGAGATGTTCCCCTTCCACGAGACGCTGATGCACCACGTCCTCTACCGACCGGTGCTCCCCCTGAAGGTGCTACAGGGGCTGGAATGTCTCTTTGCATAGTTACTGGAGTGGGTGCTGATCCGGGAGCGGGAACATCCACAGGTGGATTTACTGGACCGAGTGTATCCCGAGGCATAGTAATCGGTGTGGGTCCTGCAGGTGCGGATACTGGAGCAGGCGTGTCCCGGGGTGCGGACACTGAAGCAGGTGTGTCTCTTTGCATAGACATTGGAGCAGGTGTGT